TCTTAATGCTATGATTACTGAGCTTGATGTGTTGGGGGAATCCCAAGTTTGTGCTGAGTTCCATGTTCCTGTTCCCCATCCATAACCAGATAATGCTCTGTCTCTGCCTGCGGTAATTTCATACTGTACTGTGCAATTACCTGTAGTTGATACAGCAGATGAGGCATTAGTGCCAACATCAATAGTATAAGTATTAAGGGTAGGAACTGATTGAATTTCATATTCTCCGTCTACAGTAGAAGCTGATACACCACCTATGGTAGCACTTGTAGAACTAATTGTAACATAATCACCTTCACTAGCACCATGACTAGAGTGTGTTACTGTAAATATAGATGATCCATTTGTTGTAGTAAAAACAGAAGTAATATCAGCAGATAATCTTGTAGGTGTTGCATCAAAAAAAACACCCTCATTGTATATATATAATTTTTTATTTGTACCGAGTGCATCATAAGCTGTTCCATCTAAAGAGTTCCAAGCAAGTTGTGCTCTTGCTACTCCAATAAATTCTGTTGTAGAAACTTTATCCCAACCACCTATTTTTTCTGGATAGCCATATCTAAATCTTACTTTATCTCCGTCTACCCATTTACCTTTGTTTGTTATATCAGTGTTTTGTTTATCAAAACCTGCACCAAACTGAATTTTATTATATGGCATTATAACCCTGTAGCGATAAAGAAATTAACAACTGAAAAAGGTTGCATTAAAGCATTACTAAAATCACTACCAGAGCCAATATTACTACCGCTTTGCATACTCTCAAAACCACCTGTAGCTCCTAAACTTCTTGATGATAATCCAGATCCAGAACCAGAACCTATAGGTGCTCTACCTTGTAGGTCTGGTAAATTAAAAGTAGAAGAACCATCGCCAGTTCCATAAGTTGTAGACACTGCTGAAAATAAAGCAGAGTATGTGCTTCTACTTACAGCTTGACCATTACATAATAAATATCTTTTAGTAGAACTATCTGATTTTGTTGGCTCAGATGCGAATCCTGCCATAATAATACCACCTGTAGGAACTGTATCTTTTACATCTTGACCAGATCCAGAAAACAAATTACCTGTTATTGTAGAGGATGCAGTTATAGCACCAGTTACATCTAAAGCTACTGAAGGACTACCATTTAAAATACCTACTCTATCGTTTCCACCATCTACAAAAATAGCATTAGCATTTCCATTTGATTCAACTCTAAAGTCTACATCAGCAGAACTTTCATTTATTGTTACATTACCTCCATCAAGGCTTACTGCTCCTGCTACATTCAAAGTGCCTTTACATACAAGATTGTTTATACCAGTGGCAAATACATCTTTTACAAAAGTACCATTAGAATATACTAAAGCATGAGAACCTTGTTTTACGGCAACACCAGATCCCGTGTTACCAGTAGTAGCAACTGTTAAAGTTTGACTTCCTGCTGTATTATTAAAAACAATATAATTAGACTCAACTGTTGGTACGAGTACATTAATGTCACCAGATAATGTTCCTGTAAATTCTAAAACTTTTTGTCTGGATTCATCTGCTGTAGCGTTACTGTTAGTTAGAGTTACGTCAGAAGATCCTGCAACACTTTTAGATGCATAACCATTTATTGATTCATCTATTAAATCAAAGTTTGTATTTGTTTTATCACCCCAAGTGTTTGCGTTTTCACCTGTCGCTTGTTTTTCTAATCGTAATCTTGTCGTAAATGTGGAAGCCATTCTATACCCCTAAATATATTTTGTTTAAAATTGTTAATGGAAAACTTTCAAACTCTACACAGTATGAATCTACCTTTGTAATAGCTTTATATTCCTCTGATTTATTATTGTAAGACTCTTGTATTTCGTATCTTGCAAATTCACAATCTCCCTCAGTTGCGTATATGTATCCATTATATTTTACAGATGGTGCATTAGGAAAAGAAAATAAAACTAACATAAACCAAATTTTTATCATTACCCGCCTAAAGGATTAGATGTGCTAAGTTTTAATTCTTCAATTTTTACATCTTGTAATTCATTTTCTTTTTGCACTATTGCCATATTTTTTTCTAAATCTTCAACTTGTTCTTTAATTTTATCTAATGGTTTGCGAAGTTTTTTATCTAAGTTTTCTAAATCTTCTTCACTAGCTCTATCTGCAAGAACAGATTGTAAAACCTTAATATCTTTTATAATCTCTTGTGTAATAGCTTTCATATCGTTGCTATTACCCGCTATGTCATTTCTTAAATTATCTAAAACATCATTATCTAAACTAATTATTGTAGTCTCTAATTCTTTTAATTTTATGTTAATTTCATTAATAGAATTATCAACTGCTGACAAATCTACAGTTTCATTAACTACAAACTCTTTGTTTTCTATTTGATCAAGTCGTAAATTAAACTGACCCCATGTATAAAAACCACCTCCGATTGCACCAATAACTCCTATTAATGCCGCATATGTGCTAAGTTTTTCTATTATTTTCATTGTTTCAATGCCTCCAGTTCAGCTTCTAATTTATTTTTTTGTTTGTTAATATTCATAAGTGTAACCCTATGTACTTCAACAGGATCATTATCTGTGTATGAACTTAAAGATGTATTAACATATATTTCACCAGAATATGTTGATAGATCTAATTGAACAAACAACCCCATATTTGTATTGTTGTAAATTTCTTTAGCTGTATAAAATGCTACTTGACTATACGAATCGAGGTCATTTGCTCTAAAAAATAAATCCTCTTTTGATAAGTTCTTAGTTGTTTCTTTTGTTACCTTTGCTATTTGTTTTGCTATTGTTTTAATATTTTTATTTAATTTTGATTCTATTTTTGCAACATCTGTAGTAACCCTGTCTTTGGTGTCCAGTTCTTCCGATTGTATATCTTCTTGCTCTCCACTTTCTTCTGTTGATACCTCTGATTCCTCAGATTCTGTGCTATCGGATTTCTCTTCTTCTGTTGTTTTGTTTGTTGCAACTTCTTTTTCCTCTTCTACTTTTTCTGATTCTGTAACTTCCTCCACTGTTTCTGTCTCATTTTCCTCAACCTCCGAAACGCTTTCTTCCTCCGTTGCGACACTCTCCAGTGGTTCTTCAAACTCTTCAAAAGATTCTTCAGCAAGTTCATCATTGAACTCCTCCTCAGTTATCTCTTCAAAAAATTCTTCAGCCGTTATGCCTTCATCTTCTAGAAACTCCATGAACTCTTCTTCCATGCCAGTCTCTTCTAAAAATTCAGTAAAGTCCTCCTCAAATTCTTCAGTAAATATTTCTTCTGTTACCATTATTGGTTCAGAAAACTCTTCTTCAAAAAATACCATTTCCATATCTGGCATTTCTTCAAAAACCTCCATATCAAATTCTTCTATTGGAGGTAACTCATCTATAATTATCTCTTCGAAAACAAACTCTTCTTCAAATGGCAAAGAAAAATCTGGTAATATTGTTATATCTTCGTTAATCCAATCAAAATCATCTGGTATATTTTCTACAATATCTGTGATGTTTTCGTCAATATCTTCTATGTTTTCTTGAGTATCTTCATCTATTGGATTAAATTCAGTGCTATTATAGGTCATGTTTAACGATGCACCTAATAAGTTTGGCCCTTGTCTAGATTGATTACTATAATTACTATCTGTTCCTGTCCAAGACCAATCTACATTATTAGCACCAAGACCAAGATAAATTATTCTATCGTTATACTGACCACATGCTCCTGCAACTGCACCCGATGAACCCGGATAACCATTACAATTACCTTGAAATCCTGTAACCTCAGTTCTTGTTTGTGACACAGTTGATAAAGTATTACCACTATTATCTTTTAATACTACAGTTGTAGTGTGAGAATCATTTGCACCACCTTTAGATTCACAATTACCTTGTGTGCTTTCACAATTAGCAACATCGACATGACTATTTAAAGTTATGCCATTATCTAACATTGGTTGAGTTATAGTATTACTGTATAACTTTACATCACTTGCAGATACTGTTGCAGTTCCAGTAACTTCAAAGTCTCCACCAATATTATACTTATAACCACAATTAGCCTGTCCAGTAGGACAAGTAATCGTAAACCCATTTACGTTTGCACCATTAGAAACATAACCACTACCACCATCATTAATCATGTCAGTAGACGATGAGTTCCAATCTACACCAT